GGAGTATATGATACTGAAAGAATGTCTGAACTGTTGGGATATGGTAATGTAGGTGGTGATAAAGAAACTCAACGAAAAGTTGCAGCAGTAGATTCGATTCAGAAGGCTGGGATGAAAGTTGATGATATTCCAGACCATGTTCAAAACGCACTAACTAAAGATTATTCTAAAGTAATGAAAGCTATTGAAAATAAAAAAGGTGGGACGAACTATCGTCCATAGTGAGGTAAGTAATGTCGTTAGATAAAAAGTTTTTAAAGTTTAAACTTGAAAAAATTAAAAATAAAAGAATATTTAAAGATCAAGATACTGAAACGAAAAGGAGAATAAGAAAAGAAAACTCTGAGTATGCTTCAGAAGAAGCAGATGCTATACATTCTTATTTAACTGGTGAAGATGAATTAGATGCACTTGATAATAAATCTTTTTTAGAAAATCGAGCTCCTGGTAATTTATTTTTAGAACCGAAACGAGTTAGAATAGGAAACAAAGAAGAATGGCGGGGTAATTTAAATATTAGACAGGTTCAATCTAATCCTAAAATTAAAAAATCAATATTAGCGAGATTGTTAAAAAGATTTAAAACTATATCAAATGCTAACCTTGATTCGTCAAAACAAATGATAATTTTTAAAAAAATATTTGATAAATTAAATATTACTTTTGGTAGTAACGAAGTACAGATACATGGTAAATTAGTAGTAGATGAAATATCATTAACTGATGGTTCACAGGGAATAAATACCGAGTTTGTAGTGGCAGGTGCTATAGTTCTTGGAGTAGCCACTTATAAAAGAATTAAGGTAAAAAATGGTTTAATTGTTAGTGTAGAAAATACCATACTACCAGTATAATAGGAGAGTGTAATAATGGGAGCAAGAGAAAAAGATTTAAATCCAGATACTTTTATCGGATTAGAACTTCCTATGGGATATTCTGATACTGGTTTTTTCAAACAAACAAAAACCACACTTCAACAGGCAAAACATAATATCATAAATTTATTAAAAACAATTCCCGGGGAAAGACTTGGACAACCAGCATTTGGTTCGAACTTGCATAGTGTATTATTTGAACCAATGAACGAAGATTTTAATGATCAATTAGAAGATTCAATTAGAACTTCATTAACAACATGGTTGCCCTATATAAACATTAAAAAAATAGATATCACACAACCAGACTACAACGAAAACAGAGTAAATATTGCAATAGATTTTGGATTGGCATTTGAACCAAATAGATTTGAAAATATCTCGATAAGCTTTGACCAGTTTGAATCAGCCGTGAAACAATAGGAGAATTTAGATGGCTAAGAAGAATGTCAGTAAAGACGTAAAATATTTAAACAAAGATTTTTCTGGGTTCAGAGATGGACTTATAGAGTTTTCTAAGACGTATTTTCCAAATACATACAATGATTTTAACGAATCAGATCCAGGTATGATGTTTATTGAAATGGCATCTTATGTGGGTGATACCTTGTCTTATTATATGGATGAACAATTTAAAGAAAGTATGTTAGCTTTTGCAGAAGAAAAGAAAACCATATATGAAATGGCACAAGGATATGGGTATAAACCAAGACAATCTTCACCTGCAACGGTAACGTTGGATGTATATCAAACCGTACCCGCACGAACAGATATTGAGGATTCGGATGGGAGACGACCACCTAATGAGGATTATTGTGTTAATATTACTGCAGGTATGAAAGTAACTTCTCAGAACGGAACTTTGTTTAGAACCGTAGATGATGTAGTATTTGGTGATTCAAGTTCAATGAGTCCACGAGAAGAAAGCATAGCTGAAATTGATGATGAACAAAATATATCTAAATGGTTATTAAAAAAATCTGCAAAGGCAGTTAGTGGAAATATTACTACCGAATATATAACATTTGGAGCAGCTGAAAAATATAAAAGAATATCATTGGCACAATTTCCAGTATTAGAAATACTTTCAGTAACAGATGGAGATGGTAATAGTTGGTATCAAGTTCCGTTTTTAGCACAAGATACAGTTTATTCAGATTTTCAAAACAATAGTAAAAATTCTCCTGATTTAGTAGAAGGTAGAAATTTTGCACCATTTCTTTTAAAACTTATAAAGACATCTAAACGATATAAAACTTATATTAGGCCTGATGGCAAAACTGAAATCAGATTTGGTTCTGGAGTATCATCCACGTCAGACGAAGAAATTATTCCAAATCCATCAAGTGTTGGTTCTTCATTACCAGGAACACCAAGCTTTCTCGATACTAATTTTGATCCAGCAAACTTTTTGAACACTGCTACATACGGTCAATGTCCAACCAATACAACACTTACAATTAAGTATTCTTATGGTGGTGGATTAGAAGATAATACAACTTCTAATACAATTATTAATATTACTGAAAAAACGGCGGTAGTAGATAGTTCAGCTTCACTAAACGCTAGTTTAAAAACACAGACATTAAATTCGATAGCAGTTTTAAATGTAAACCCGGCAACTGGTGGTGGGGGAGCAGAAACACTTGAGGATGTCAGAACAAATGCACTTGCTTATTTTCAAGCACAAGGAAGGGCCGTAACAAAAGATGACTTTATAACTCGTGTATATTCATTACCTGCAAAATATGGTAATGTTGCAAAAGTATTTATGATGCAAGATGAACAAGTTGCAGCAGCTGGACAAAATGAAGCAGACCCAGAGTTTCAGTCAAACCCATTGGCATTGAATATGTATATGTTGGGTTATGATGGTAATAAAAAATTAGTTAAATTAAATAATGCTGTCAAGGAAAATATACAAACTTATTTATCTCAATATAGAATGATGACAGATGCAATTCAACTTAAAGATGCCTGGGTTTGTAATATAGGACTTGATTTTGCAATTTATACCAAACGAGGATTTAATAAACACGAAGTATTACTAATGTGTGTGAAACGATTAAAAGAATATTTTCATATAGATAAGTGGCAAATCAACCAACCTATTATTTTGGCAGATGTAGTATCAGAGATATTGTCAGTTGATGGTGTTGCTACTGCAGTTAAACCACGAGAGGATAGTCCAGAACTAATTCAAGTAAATAATAAGTGGGGCACAGTAAATTCTGTAGTTTATTCTGATAACATATATGATATAGCATCATCAACGTTTAATGGAGTCGTTTACCCACCAGTAGATCCTGCGACATTTGAAATTAAATATCCAGATACCGATATACGAGGTAGAGTGATGGGAGATATATAATGCATTATTTTGAGTACGCAACAAAGGACACGACATTATATGAAGTAAGTTCAAGTATGAATACTGGTCTTGATGAGATTCTTGAAATTAGAAAAGATATGAATAATGATGGTTCTGTTATTTATACCTCAAGGGCGTTGATTAAATTCGATACAGATTTTATTACAGACTCAATTAATTCAGGTTTAATAACTTCATCATCAAGAACAAGATTTTATTTAAATTTATATGATGCCAATTCAGAAGCGTTGAGTGTATCACAAACTTTATATGGATATCCAGTTAGTCAATCTTGGGAAATGGGATCCGGATACGCACAATCTAATCCTATTATAGAAGATGGGGCAAGTTGGAAATGGAAAGATGGAGTTTCTGGAAAAACTCAATGGAATACAGTTTCACAATCTGGTGGAACTTGGTATAGTGGAAGTGAATATGAGACATCTCAATCATTCACATACGAGCCTGTCGATTTAAGAATGGATGTAACTGATATTGTGTGGAAATGGCATCACGGTACAATTCCAAATGAGGGCTTCATGTTAAAGAGAAGTGGTAGTATTGGAAATCAAGATTCAAATGTAGAAGAGGGAAATACTACTCATTATGGTAACTTTATCTTCTTTGGTAGGGATACAAATACAATCTATCAACCAAAATTAGAAGTGGTTTGGGATGATTCCACTTGGACAACTGGTTCACTATCATCATTAACTTCGGACAATCTACAAGATATGGTAGTGTATATGAGGGGACTCAGACCTGAGTATAAAGAAAGTTCAAAGGTAAAATTTAGAGTTAATGGTAGAGAAAGATTTCCTGAGAAGTCGTATTCCACAAGTGGATATTCAACAGGATACACAACCGTAAAAACTTTACCGAGTGGAAGTTCATATTATGAAATTAAAGATGCATATACTGAAGAAGTGATTGTTCCATTTGGAAGTGGTTCTAAACTTAGTTGTGATTCAACAGGAAACTATTTTAATGTTTGGATGAATGGATTGCAATCAGAAAGATTTTACAGAATAAATTATAAAATAGTTAGTGGAAGTGGAACATCAGATGAAACCGTAGAGTTTTATGATGAGAAGCATTCATTTAAGGTAGTGAGATAAAATATGCCATATTCAAAAGATGAGTTAGATAATCTTCCATTTTACCAAACTATAGCCAGTAGGGACGAAGCTAAGTATATAGAAATGATAAATGAGAAAACTGATAGTGGTCAGGTTGTTGATGGGACTTTAAGAAATAAGACGGGCGACAAAATTTTATTATTTGAAAACATAATAACAGGACAGGGAACTGATGAATCAAGTCATACCGTGAATCATACTATACAATGGCAAGAAAAATACTTTAAGTATGAACGGACAGAAGAAATTAACAAAATAATCAAAAGAGACTTTACGGAATTCTAATGGCAAAGAAAAAACAATTACAGATAGATCCAGTTTCAGGAGAATTATCGAGATTATCAAGCAAAGATTTACCATTAATTGCACTTGATGGGTTACACGATGGTGATACTGTATTACCATTTGGTTCATCACCAAGTGATATAATTGAATATTGTGTTTATGATACAGGCGATAATTATTTAGCATCAGGTGAAATTGAAAGTCCCCTACCAACAGAGTTAGACATTGGTGCCCACATTAGACAACTTGGTTACGAACGTGGAACTTATAAAGTAGTATATAATTTTTTAAGAAAAATAGGTGGTTCTTCTAAAGTTGTTTTAACTAAAAAATCAGATAAGAGTATTTATCTCGGTCAATTTATGATAGAGACCAATGGTAAGATTTTTGCCAGTCATTCACCTACTCCCGATGTGGAGATTCCCCTGATTGATGAGAACGGTGAATCAATAGAACTATTAGTTCAAGATGATAAATTTTGGATTCAAGAAATTTCACCTTCGAGGACTGAAATTAGACTAAGACCAAATCCTGCCATAGTTGATATGGATGCATATGAAAAATTTAGATTATTAGGATTTACTTGTTTATCATATTCTGATATAAGTGGTGAATCATATATTACATTTAGTAACGGTGGAAAAGTTGCAACAATAAATAATGGTAGTATTTCACTTAGTCAATCAATGGTAGGTGGAACTCTTAAAATAAGAGATGCATTTCTCATAGACTATGACAATATAGATGAAGTAATAACAAGATATACTCCGGTAGTAGACACCATACCGATACCCGCGATACAAAATTTAGTAACCAATGGACATTTTTCAGATATAGACTCTGATGGGGTTGGAAATAATATTGGTGAATTTGTAAAGAAATCAGATTCTACTGGCATAATTCAAGATTTTCCAAATCCAGGAAATAGTAGATATGTTTTACGAAGTGATGGTTCGACTGGAGAAACTAATGATTATTGGATTCAATTAAGAGGTATACCTGGAGAGAGTTATATACTTAGTTGTTGGGTTCATTGGAGTGATGATTGGATAGCACATAAATTATTATTTAGAGGTTCAACTGCTCCAGGGGGAACTCCCAGAACATTTGACGATACAGATAGAGGAGTTGCCGAAACAAAAGAGATAGATGGTAGATTATGGCAAAGATTATATAAAAATATAACAATACCTACAACTTCTACAGATGGAAATTTACTAATATGGTTAGGTCATACTAATGAGATTACTGATTATGGTATTGGGGCATATCGATATATTACAAATCTTCAAGTAGAAGCTGGTAGTGTAAATGGAGAACCAAGTCCATTTGTAATTACAGAAAGAATTGAGGAATCGGATGCTCCTGTAACTGGATTGATTCGATTTATAGAAGATAACAAAGTTCAAACAATATTATCTAATGCGGATAGTGGTTTTACTACACCCATGATAGATGGTAAGATTACTATTAAGGATGCATATGTTGTAGATCAATCCTATACACAAAACGAACAATTAGTTGTAATTGATGATATTCCATTAAAAAATCCTGATGGATCAGATATTAGAAATAATGAAAGAGAATTTAGAGTAAGTCCTTATCACGGAACGGGAGCTGATAATTTTATTACTTTACAAGTTGATAATGAATTTGATTTATTTGCAACAATTAGTGGTAATGAAAGTCTAATTGGTTCAGGAACAGATTGGAGAACATCACAGACATTCGATTTACCATCCAATATTCAATCATTAAGATTGGAGGCAAGAAATGGTGGAGGTCCTGCCGGATTTATTGCAAAAATAATTTACGATGGAAAAGAAATAAAAACAGGTGATGGTTCTATCGAATATGGGGGTGAATCAAAGGATTGGTCAAGAAGAGATTTATCCGATGAAGTAGATGTTCCACCGAGAGTATCAAGAACTGGTCCTTGGACAATAACATCAAATTCAGAAGATGACGTGTTAGAATGGGAAATCAAATCTGAGGCAGGTAAAGGTCCGTGGAAAACTACCGTAGATGATGATTTATTAGACTGTTCTTGGATTTGGTCAAATAATTTATCTGATAGTCAAATTATAAATTGGACTTGGGCAGGGGGAGAAAGTATAACAGATAAAATTTGGCAATTTCCAGATCCAGTTTTATATTCTGATGCGGTAAAACCACGAGGTTGGTCAGATGGATTCAATTCATTTAATTGGGGTGGTGCCAATAGTGATGCAATCAATACACGGTCACAATGGCATAGTGGTTGGTTAGGACATCATGCAAAATGGGTAGATGGTGATGGAGAATTTGGTGGTATGGCCATTAAATTTATTGATCAAAACTCTGAATTTGGTGCACCAAATCATATTGATTATGTAGGTATACATAAAACAGGAAATGTACCAGCATCTTCCGATCAACCTACTACATTGGCACATAGATGGATGGGTATTTCTCAAACATTACCACATTCTATGGCAGCTCAAGGATTACAGCCAGGAGATAACATTACAGTTTCTTGGAATCAAAAATCAGATACTCCGAATAAAGGTGCACAGGTTGGATTACATCATTATAGAAAAAGTACATCCGGGCCGTATTGGGGACTTCAGGATCGTATTTCAGGAAATAATCCTGCAACATTAGAAGATGGTAGTAATCCAGCATGGGAATATGAATTTAGTAGATATAAACCAGTTTCTAAAGTGGGAGAGTGGGAACGAGTATCGTGGACTGGAATAGTTGAAGATGATTGGGATTTACATAAGGCCAGTTCTCTTTACATATATGGTCATTATGGACCCGAAGGAATTGTATGGGTAGAGGATGTAAAGATTGAATTAACAACATTGGATACATCTATTGATACAACACCATTAACAGCAGATTTAGTTGCAAACATTATAGGGGTTGATGGGGATACTGCAACATTAAATACCACATATCAAAATTTAGCACCAGATGGTACGGTAACTAATAATGAACTGAATATACAATCTTTTAGTGATTTTGCAAGTTTTCATGTTGACTATACATCATCATTTTCCGAAACAGTTCCAGTATATGGTTCACTTAGAGGTGATATACAAAAGATAGTTGGAAATAGTATATTCCTTGTTGATAGTTATGCAGAACTCGGTTTTGCTTCTAATCATGATTTTAATAATGAATTAGATGTAAAAGTTGACTCAGAATTTAACAAGTGGTTTATTCAATATCCAAATGATAGTAAATTACTTAAAACTGGACCTAACACATTTAATTTAATATCCAATTTTAAAATTGATACACAGACTTATACGGATTATCCACATTCAATAGTTTATAAATTATATGAACCACTTGATTCTGCAATTAATGAAAAGGATTTTACTACTGTGGTGAGAGAGATGATTCCACCCATTGAGGAAACTGTTCAGTTATTTCCTTTTGTTGAAGAATCTATTAGTGATGTAGTTTTAAGAAGTCCAGAATTGCAAAATGTAAATCCAGCTATTGGAAATGGTATAACTGAACTACAAAGTTATAGTAGTTTACTTTCAAATGATCCCGGAGTTAAAGAGGAAATTGAAAATGAATTAATTAGTGGCAGTTTGACTGCAGATATTAATGTTGATTATTCTCAATTCGGGAACTTTATACATTTTAGTTCAGCAGAACAGCGACTTAGAAATTTTAAATATAAATTAGATTTAATAGAACAATATACTGATAGAAGTGCGTCATTATCAGGAGCAGGTAGTGGTTCAACTGGTAGATATAAAACCAAGGCGAATCCAGGATTAGGTGCATATTTAATTGTTTCTGAATCCGGAGCATCAAATCCTTCATTTACACCAGTTAGTGGTTCATTAATTCAAATTCAAAAATGGGAAACTTTACGGCGTGATACAATTACTAACTTTGATAAATTTGAAAAATATATGTTCAATCAAAGTTCATCATTGGCAACTTCTTCACTTGGTTTAAGTTTTGATAATACTTGGCCGAAAGAAAGTGGAGCTGGTACATATTCATCACCATATGTAAATTACAGAACAAGTCAATCTATAGCAAGTACTTGGTATGACAATCAAATAATATCTGCGTCTGATTATGATAAGGCGAATAAAAATAGATTAAAGAGTCATCTTCCAATGTTTGTTCAAGATG